ATTGTCTCTGCTGGTACAAGTTACGTTAACCCAAGATTAATTGTACCTGAACCAATATATGAAAATTTACCTGTTGAAGGTGTATCAAGATTAGGTATTGGTGCTACAACAGACACAGGTTCAAGTTTATTGCTTAATGTTGAAGTGGGTGCATCAAGAACATCTGTTGGTATTGGATCGACACTATTTGAGATTAATAAATTTAGCGTCACAAGACCTGGTCATTCATTTAAGGTTGGTGATAAATTTAGACCAGTTGGTTTAGTTACTGCTTCACACCTAACTTCACCTATCCAAGAATTTGAATTAGAGGTTTTAGAGATATTCAGAGACAAATTCTCTGCTTGGCAATTTGGTGAGATTGACTTTATTGATAGTATTGCTAATCTTCAAGATGGCAAAAAGGTTAGATTCCCATTATTCTTTAATGGTCAACTTCTAAGTTTTGAGAAAGATGTTACAAATTCAACATCTCAATTAATTGATTTAGATGCAGTGTTGCTCATATTTGTTAATGGTGTATTACAAAAACCAAAAGACTCTTATCAATTTGAGGGAGGTTCTACGTTTACATTTAATGAAGCACCTGATTCTGGAGACAAGGTTGATATATTCTTCTATAAAGGGCAAGAAGGTGTTGATGTTATTATCAAAGATATTCAAGAAACAGTTAAGATTGGTGATGAACTTAGAGTTATCAAGAATGACGCTATAGGTGTAACTACAGCACAAACTAATGATAGAATAATAAAACAAATTTTACAAGCGGATTTAGTTGAAACTGACATTTATACTGGTATTGGCATAGATGAAACAAATAAAAAACCTGTCAGATGGGAAAAACAAAAAGTGGACGTGGTTCTTAATGGTGAAATAGTAAGTAAAACAAGGTCATCAATCGAACCACAAATCAATCCTACTGCAAAAATTATTGGCAATTTAACTACAATAAGTGGTGTAGGAGTTGGTCAAAGTATATTTGTTGATGATGCTACTGCATTCCATTATGAGAAGGAAAGATATTCACAATCAGGTGATAATAAAGTTGATGCTCTCATATCATCTGGTGCTATTGGTGTTGGTGCTGCTGTTACAGCAACAGTTTCAGGTATCGGTTCAATTACTGCTCTAACCATAGGAAACGCTGGTTCAGGTTATTCAGGAAATGTTGTAATTAAGATTGCCCCACCAGTTGGAGTTGGCACTACTGCAACTGCTACTGCAACTGTAAGTAATGGTTCAGTTACATCTACTACAATTACAAATGCAGGTACAGGTTATACATTTACAAATCCACCACAAACAATAATAGAATTACCTTCATTCCAAACTGAAAAAATAAAAACAATTGAAACGGTACAAGGATTTACTGGTATCATCACTGGTATTCAGCAAACCACTAGAAGCGGTGGTGGACCTGCACTAAAATTCTTCTTTGATGCAGTAAACGAAAATGCTGATGGAGTTGTCGTTAATGCTGTTGCGAATCAATTAAAAGAGGGTTATCCAATATTAGTTACAAATACTAAGGTTGGAAACGGTTTAACATCTATTGATGGAGTCAATGCAAATGTCGTTGGTATTGGAACCACATTTGTAGATAACATTTATATTGTCCAAAATATTTCATTCAAGAATGCAAATAGTGGTGCGGTGACATGTTTTGTACATACAAATAGTGCGTCATCCATATCTGGTATTAATACAGTTGGATTCCACTCAACAGGTCAAGCTGGTATGACAACTTCGCTTGGTCAATTGAATTGGGGTATATTAAAAGGTGCTAATTTATTAAGATCAGCAAATCCAATATCAATAGGTGTAACAGGATTAACAGTAGATTCAGGATTATCTACCTTCCCTACTATTACTCGTAAAAACTTTGTATC